GACTTTTTTGATCTCCGACTTGCGGTTACGCAATGGCTCTAGCTTCTCCTCTTCCCTGTCAATGGCATTGAGCAATTGATCCACAGACATGAACTGGCTTCCGAACATAACTCCAGACTCGTCTTCACCAGTCTTTTCGTTATATTGCTCGACCCGATCAGTAATCAGCTTTCGGTTCCAACCTTTAATGTTGACCTCCGTCTGCTTGATTGCTTCGTCTGCGCTCTCTACTGACCTAATGTTGGCGTATGGATTGTCGCTTGTAACAACATTTGCAGATAACTCCTGCACTTGCTCTTGTAGCTTCTCAATCTCTGCTTTCCGCTCTTTGTCTTGCAAGCGAGCTTTGGTCAGGGCTTTCCCTGCTTTAGCTGATACTTGCTGTGTAAGTGCTTCTAGCTCTTCCTCGTCTAGGTCCTCAATGTCAAATCCTCCATCATCTGAAGGAACGTCTTCCGACTCGTCATCGCTTTCTTCTTCTTCATCCTCATCGACCTCGGGGACTTCGACTTCTTCTTCTTCGTCGTCCTCTTCGTCTTCGGTTTCGGGAGCTTCTGGCTCTGGCTCGTCTTTTAAACCAGTTGCTTTGTCGATTCGCTCCTGTAGGAGGTCTTGTCGGCGCTGCTCTGGTGATTTGTTCTCCTGAATTGCTTCTTCGGAATCAGGGATGTCCGCTTCTAGTGTATCTGTCATATCTACCTATTGGTTTAAATCAGCCAAGGCGGAGGCTGTTAGTGAAATTATAGCACGCGTTGTCCTATCGATTGTCTTTGCGGGAGTGCTTCTTGAAGTTAAACTCCTCCATTAGGTCCGCTGTTAGGAACTGTGCGATTGTCTGGCACTTGTTGCCCAGATACTTGTCTGGGGAATACCAGGGCTGTGAAAGCATTTGATCGCGACGATCCTCTAAGTATTCATAGAGGACGCGACCGATCTCTGGATTATCGTTAAGATGCTTTTTAAATTCAGTAAAGTTCACGATTATGCGTTTGATTCTAGGTTCTGGGTTTCCATGTTACCAACACTTGCTGCTTCGGTTCCGTAGATGCCGAACTCAGTGCCGTTCTTCTTTTGTGCAATCGCCATCTCAAGCTGCTTCTTGTATTCTCCAAGGAGGAACATGAATTGAGGATTGGTGAAAAGGATAGATTCAACTTGTCCAGACTGTTGAATTTGTTGTTGCTCTCCCTCATACTCACCGACGACTTGCATACGCAGTTCAGCGGCGTTAGCAGAAGGTGCGCGGGCAATACCAGCAGACATTTGAGCAATATCAGCAAGTGTTTCGTTTTTGATCTTGTCAGTGCCAACTTCAGCGGGCAGCAAGATAGTCTCAGCAGCCATTGGGTCAGCCATCGAAAGTAGGAAGTCAACGACAGCCTCATTATTAACACGACCAGATGTATCTAGCTGTGCTGCTTGAATAATGGTGCGTGACATCTTCTCCATCTTCTCTGGATCGTCATACATGGTGTTAAAGCTTACGGACACATCCATCTCGGTCTCTTCTGAGTCCTTGATGAACTGAACAGGCTCTGGGCGACCAGTAACGCGGAAGAATAGCTCCTCTGGTCCCTTGAGCTTGTACATTTCGTATACTAGCTTCAGAACGTCTTGAGCGAAGGTGAGGTGGCGGTTGATGCCAGCACGTTGCATTTCAATCGACGTAGGGTCCTGTGGATCGTGACCTACTAGGCGATCTGCCTCAGATACGATCTCTTTCTCCAAATTAAACACAGCGCCGAAGTTCGTGTTACGTTGCAGATATGACGGTGCTTGACCAGTGCGCGTGGCATATACGCCACCTGGGCCTGGACGACCATGATCCCACGTTGGCGGCGCAAGCAGGGAAGGACTCACTTCGTAAGCTGAGTTGTCCATGTTTGCGTCTCGGAGAACCTTTTGGTTCTTCTGGCTTGCCTTCAGCAGCTCAGGAACTGTCGGGGCGCTGTATAGTGTACGTGCGTCGTAGCTACGGGACTGCACGATGAAAGGTAATTGGCGCAGACCACTGAGCAGTGTGCGCTTGGCGAATGGAGGTACTTGCCCATCGCTATCACCAAACTCGGGACTCCAGACTGTGAGGTAAATACCCTCTGCTAGATCGTCTCGGTCAATTAAACGCTCAAACGTAAAGACAACATCGATAAGGTCGCGGTCTTCGTCAATTGAAGATGGCTGCCGAGGGTTTGGGATCGAGCTGCTTGTACGAAAGGCGTTAAGTGTGCCACGCTCATTCTCTACTGCCCAGTCTGCCCATTCCTTGTCCCAACCCTCAGAGCTTACGCGACTGAGAATCTCTTGGGAGGTCATTGGCTTGCGCGTGTGACAGCGAGTGGCGTCGCAGAAATTTGTTGTGTAGCTTGGGGCGAAGAACTCTTCATCTGGTGCTAGGACTTGCACTACTGGCTCACCTTGATCCTCAATAGTTACTGGGATTTTTGCTGTTCCAGTTTTGCGCAGTTCGCGAAGTGCTTTCTTTACGCGCTTCTCGTTGATCTCCCACCCTGGGATTGAGTTAAATACTTCCAGTGCTTCCTCTACGCGGTCTTCGTCGGCTAGGATTTCGATATAGTCATCTGCCTGCTCTGGGAAACTCTTTTGGATCTCCTCTAGGTCGAATACCTTCTCGTAGGAACGCTTAGTGGGGGACTTGTAGTCGCAATACGCCACACGGAGAGACTTCTCTTGTGCGTAATTGTCTGACTTCTCCATTTGCTGCCAGAAGTCTTTGATTCCAGCGTCACGCAGCCACTTCATAAAGGCTGTGACCTCCGCTGAACGTGCTACGTCTTGAATGTTGCGTGGATAGGCACGGATGGACGACTTGCGGAGTGCATTCTCGTTAATGGCGATCTGGGAGGAGATGTGATACTCGGCTAAGTGTACCTCGGTATCGCTAGAGTTCTGAAAGGGAAAAGCTGTCTCGCCAGACTTTTTTAGGTCGGTTGTCTTGCCCTCCCATTGGCAATGGCGGATGTCGGCAGAATCCGAGCATCGTTTGATGAAGTCAGCAAGACTGTCCACATCCTCGTCAAAGGTTTCCTTGAACTGATTGTAGTCGAACTCGTCAAAATATACATCCGACTCATCTCTATCTTGATTTCTATTTATAGCCATTGTTTTCATTTTACCACAGACAGTCCTATTGATTAATTACACCGCACTGACTTGATACCGAGAGACCAACACGCGTGTCAAGCGCTCGCCTAGACTTGACTGAACTCGCTATTTTTGCCAGTCGGTTTTCGTCGTATCCAAGTGAGTCAGCCCAGCCCTCGTCGGTCATAGAGTCGATGTTACCGACCTTATCGTTTCGGATCATGTCGATTGTCGCCCATACGTCGGCGTTGTCCGCTATGAACAGCCTAGACAGCTGGGTATCTGTAGTATGATGTTCCATCTTGATCGACTTTGTTGACCTTGAGTCGTTTGCCGACTTGATTAATAATATGCTTGTGGCGTTTAGGCACTGACACGCGAACCTTTTTGCGTGTATCTGGGTCTTCCGCGAATATAAAGCGAGGATTACCCGTCTGGTGGTGCAGGACGCGAACCGTGACGATTGCTGGTGACGCTTCCTCGATAACCTTGATCTCGCCCTTGATTTGAGCCGTGATCTTGAGAACGCCTGTCGGTAGGATGTATTTGCCGTCTAGGTCTTCTTCTGAACATACAGCAGCTCGTAGCTTGCCAATTGACATCGCTGTGTATGGTTTACCCAGCTGTTCCGCCAGGGACTTGCAGGTTTCGTGTTCTGATTCTGTCATAATTAATATCCTCCCGAGCTAACTAAGCATTTTAGCTTGCCGTTTGAGTAGTGTTCTGGTCCTTGTCCGTAGTTTGCTGTTCGCAGATAGCGAAGACAGTCAATAAAGTCTTTTAGTGCCTCGTCCTTCTTTTTTTGTGCGCTATAGTTAATAATGGCGTAGATTAAATTGCCACAATCCTCGTGTATGAATACGCGCGGCTTGTTTGCTGCGTCGATGGGCAGGTTTACATTGTAATAGAACCAATCGTCAATTGCGGTCAACCCCTGCTCCTCCTGTGAACCCATGGATGGCACATAGTGGAAGTCGTGTGCCGAAAACTGGTCAAATAGGTCGGTATTATCTGCATTTTCGTTAGCGAAGAAGCGGGAGTCACCAATACGCTCGAATGGTTCAATTCCAAGTTCTTTTTCAATGTCTGAGAATAATTTACAGTATCCGACGACATCGTAACCTAATTTCTTGGATGCTGGTCCAAACTTCCAGTATGGATCACCAAACTCAGCCCAAGGTCCATAGGTCTTGCGGTCTGGCCACTCCCTGCGGATGTATATCTCCGTATCTGAGCC